GCAAAAAATTCTTTTGGACATCTAAAAGAAAACAAGTCAATAAAGTCAGAAAAAGATACAAAGCAGAATCAGACTGGCAAGAGTATTGGAGTTCTTCTGATGAGCTTAAAGCAGACATTGAGAAGTTAGGTAAAGAAAACTTTAAAAGAGAAATAATCCATTTGTGCAAAACAAAGGGAGTTACCAACTACTTGGAAGCTAAGGAACAGTTTCAAAGAGCTGTTCTAGAAAACAAAGAAGAGTGGTATAATACTTGGATTATGGTACGTGTGAGTAGGTCTCATTTAAATAAACTAAAATGATCTTTATAGCCATCCTTTTTGCTGCTGCATTCTTTTTGTCTTCAGTGGCAGCTTACTATTCTATTATTGGATTGATAGCAATCTTTCCAACAGCAGTTATTCCAATTGTTGTGATGGGTGTCAGTCTTGAGCTGGCAAAACTTGTTGCTGCTTCTTGGTTGTATAGAAATTGGAAGACAGCACCACAATCTCTAAAGTACTACTTCACCACAGCAGTCGTAGTTCTTTCATTTATCACATCTATGGGTATCTTTGGATTCTTATCTAAAGCACACATTGACCAGACAGCAGTTGGATCCGACTCACTTATTGAATTAAAAATTATCGATGATCAAATTGCTGCAGAAAAAAGGAGAATAGAAAATGCTCAGAGATCTCTTTCTGCTTTGGATAGACTCATTGACGAGTCTGATACAGAGACCGCTATCAAAGTACGTAATCAACAAAGAAGAGAACGCACCAATTTGGCTGCAGAAATTAAATCTGCATCTGATGAGATTAAGACTCTCAATACTGCTGCAGCTCCATATCGAAAAGAATCCAAAAAGATCGTTGCAGAGGTTGGACCGCTTAAGTTTATCGCAGATCTTATCTATGGAGATTCAGATCAGGAAACACTTGAAAGAGCTGTCAGAGCAGTAATCATTCTTATTGTTCTTGTGTTTGATCCTCTCGCCATCATCATGCTAATTGCAGCAAACAGAGAACTAAAACTTTATAGAAGATTCAAGAAACCCAAGCGAGTGATTGAAAAGATTAACAAGACTAAACTTGATAAATCAAAGATTTTAGTCGATAAAAATGAGATTTTTGATATGGGCAAACATCCAGCTGAAATTCCTAAAGAGATACTAGACAAAGTGTTTAAAGGAAAGAAAAAGTAACTGTTGTAAAAAACTAAATTTGTAGTATAATTGATTTATTATGATAATCGTCGACTACAGTCAAACAATCATATCTAACCTGATGGCTGAGCTAAATGGCCGCAAGGACGTAGATATAGAAATCAACCTTCTTCGTCACATGGTAATTAATACCATAAGAAGTTATCACGTTAACTTCAAGGACGAGTATGGTGAACTTGTAATTGCTTGTGACAATAAAAAGTACTGGAGAAAAGAAATATTTCCGTACTATAAAGCAAATCGTAAAAAAGCAAGAGAAGATTCTGGTTACAACTGGAATGCAATCTTTGATGCTATAAACACAGTTAAAGCAGAACTAAAAGAATTCTTTCCGTACAAAGTAATAGAAGTTGAGAAAGCAGAAGCAGATGACATTATTGCTACTCTCTGCAAACATACTATTGAACCAGTAATGATTGTGTCTGGTGACCACGACTTTGTCCAACTGCAGAAGTATCCAAATGTTAAGCAATGGTCACCTATTACAAAAAAATACATCAAGTGTGAGACTACACCCGATCAGTTTCTTTTTGAGCATATTATTAAAGGCGACAAAGGGGACGGTGTCCCAAATGTTCTTACCAACGACGATGCAATAATCAACAACCAGAGACAAAAGCCAATTCAGTCTAAAAAGATTGAGATGTGGTATGATGATCCTTCTACTTTGCCTGGCGATGTAATTTTTGTTAAGAACTTCGATCGTAATAAAAGATTAATTGATCTCTCTATGATCCCAGAAAATCTTCAACAATCTATTCTAAATACATTTCACATTCATCAACTTAAAGATCGTTCATTAATTCTTGATTACTTTATTAAACACAAAATGAAGAACTTAATGGAATCACTTGAGGACTTTTAACATGCAATATCTTGTACCTGAGTTTTTTGATATGGTTGAGAAACAACCAACTAAAGAAGGCAAACTAAATTTGTTTCGTCAGTTCAACAATGATGTTGTTAGAACTACGCTGAGGTTTAACTTTGACTATAACCTTAAGTTTAATCTACCAGAAGGCGAGCCACCTTTTAATAAAGTTACAGATCGTCCAATTGGGTATCAGCAAACCAATCTTCAAAACGAACTTCGTAGGATGTATATCTGGGTAAACAACACTGACCCCAATCTTTCTCAACTTAAAAGAGAATCGTTGTTTGTTGGTATGTTAGAAGGTCTACACCATACCGAAGCTGAACTCATTTGTCTCGTCAAAGATCGTAAGTTAGAAACAAAGTATCCTTCTATCACACACGAGCTTGTTATGGAAGCATATCCCGGTCTGCTACCAGCCCCTCTTCCTAAGCCAGAACCAGTAAAAGTGGAGAAAAAGTCACGAACAAAAAAGTCCTTGCAACAATCAGCAGTTATGTAGTAAACTTATATTTTACATTATGGAAACAGTGAAATGGGACTTATTTACACATCTCAGAAGTCTAAGCAAAGCCACAAGAAGGGTATTAAACCGTATGCTAAGGCAAAGAGAGCTCCTGCCTACTTGCAAGGTGTTCTAGAAGTTTCTAAGCCGTTTGTGCGTGAGACAATCCACTATCCTAGTCACAGCACTACTGGATTTGCTGTTTGTGCTAAAAAGCTTGATAATGTATATACGGGCGATAATATCGTTGGTATTGGTACAATGCATAAGTCCAATGCTGTCCCTATTTTTAATGATAATCAGGCCAAGGATTTGGCCACTATGAGGAGAGGGTAATGAATAAGTACACTTTTGTTTATGAGCACACAGATATATTTACAGAAAAACTAGTTACCAAACTAACAATGGAAACACATGCAGATAGTTTGAATTCTATACTAGAAGAATTTGAAAACTTTCTTAAAGGTGCTGGCTTTGTAATTGATGGCCGTCTTGATGTTGTTAGTGATGACTATAAATTTGACGACGAGTATGAGTTTGACGACGAAACTGATGACGACAATAGTGATGATATTTGGAATGACACAGATGATGAGGTAACTCCTTCGTTTGATACTGCAGACTGGCCATTTGAAACAAAAGAAAGCAGCAAATGAGAACCGTGTATGTGTTGGAGTCTAAGTCTGTAGACAAGAAGGGCAGAGAAAAAAATGCTAAGTATCTTGGTGTGTTTAAGTCTATAGACGACGTCGAAGGGGTCAAACAAATAGAGCTCTCAAAGAATAAAAATTTAATTTTTCATGTCTATGTTTCAGAGAGCTGGATTTAATAAATAAAAATATGCCTAGTTATACCTTTTTGAATACTAATACCAATGAAGTAGAAGAGCACAATTTTGGTATTAGACACTACGACGAGTTTATCTCAAACAATCCCCACTTAGAGCGTTATCACGAGCCTGGTCAAGGTCCTGCGCTTGGAGATCCTGTACGATTGGGAGTTCGTACAGTTGATAACGGCTTCAGAGAAGTTTTGTCCAAGATTCATGCATCTCAGCCAAAAAGCAATCTTGCTGACAAACTGTCTAGACGATGAGTAGAGTGAAAGCAGGTTTAACTCCAACCACAAAGGCCTACTGCTTGCAGAGGCCTTTTTTTCTTTCTAAAAGAGGGAATCGATGGCAAGAAAACAAGCTCTACAAACTAACAACAATCCCAATCAACCAAATCTGTCCGTTGTAAATAACAAACTAAAATTAAGGATAGATGATCTCAAAATTATAGAACCGCTAACACTTAATCAAAAAAGGTTCTTTGAGTTATACAAGCATTCCAAGATATTACTTCTTCACGGTGTAGCAGGAACAGGGAAAACATACATTGCCCTTTATAAAGCATTAGAGGAAGTACTAGACAAACCACACGGCGCTAAGAAAGTAGTTATTGTTCGATCAGCAGTGCCGTCACGTGAAATCGGACACTTACCCGGAGACGAAAAAGAAAAATCAGAAGTATATCAGCAACCGTATATTGAGATTTGTGCAGATCTTTTTGGAAGAAGAGACGCATTTCAGAGACTGCAAGAACAACATTATGTAGAGTTTATGATTACTTCGTTTGTAAGGGGAATTACTTTAGAAGACTCTGTTATTGTTGTAGACGAATGTCAGAACATGACAGATATGGAGCTAAATAGCATTATAACTAGAGTTGGCAAAAATTCAAAAATTATATTTTGTGGGGACTTTAGACAAACCGATCTTTATAAAAAGACCGATATGTCTGGTCTAAAGAAGTTTATGGTCATTGCTGATATGATGCCGTCTGTAAGAACAATTGAGTTCCAAATTGGTGATATAGTAAGATCACAGCTAGTTAAAGAGTACATTCTAGCAAGAATGGCTTATGAAGAACAATATGGTACTTAAGGAGATTAAATGAATTTAACAAAGAACTTTACGCTGTCTGAGATGACAAAGAGTGAGACTGCATTACGTCATGATCTTGATAACACACCCGGTGAAACAGAGATTGCTAATTTGAAACAATTGGCTGAAAAGGTACTGCAACCAATCCGAGATCACTACGGTAAAGGTATTAAAGTAAACTCGGGATTCAGACATCCAGAAGTTAATGCTGCTGTTGGTGGATCTAAAACATCTGATCATTGTAGAGGCCAAGCTGCAGACATCGAGATTCCTGGTGTTGCAAATGCTGAGTTAGCTGAGTATATTAAAAACAACCTTAGTTTTACTCAGCTTATTCTTGAGTTTTATACACCAGGTGTACCAGATTCTGGTTGGGTGCATGTTAGCTACAACCCAGCTGATCTCAAGAAGCAAGTAATGACTGCAATGAAAGAAAATGGCAAAACAGTTTATAAGCCTGGTTTAATTGCTTAAATTTGTTTTATTGTTAATTGTTATGTTTGGGATGAGCTTATTGTTCATCCCAATTTTTGGTATTGTTATAGGATTGTTGATTGAACTTTTTAAAAGTTTATCATGAATTTCCCAAATTGGAGCGATCTACGGTTGATGGCGTCAGAGTTTATAAGACACCATCAGGTAGAGCCTATCCATCCGTCACAACGGTTACCGGTCTCCTTAAAAAAGAATTTATTAAAGAGTGGAGACAAAGGGTTGGAGAAGAAGAAGCCAATAGAATCTCCAACAACGCATCAAGAAGAGGAACAAGAATTCATTCTCTATGCGAAGACTACCTCTCCAACAAACCCATCACACCCGATTATCACGACCATCAAATGTGGAAGTCAATTCAGCCACACCTGGATTGCATAAACAATATCCACGCACTAGAAGATAAACTTTTTTCAGATCATTTAGAAGTTGCTGGTACTGTCGATTGTATTGGGGAGTACAATGGCAATCTTTCTGTAATTGATTTTAAAACATCTAGTAGATTAAAAAGCAAGGATGACATTCGTGACTACTTTATGCAATGCTCAGCCTATGCTGTAGCTTTTGAAGAACTAACTAACATACCAGTTTCTCAGCTTATTATCATTATGGCTGTAGAAGATAAACAACCTTTAGTGTTTTTTGAGAAAAGAGATAACTGGATTAGTAGCTTTAAAGACCTTAGAGAGCAGTATAGGTCGTGGAAAAATATTTAAATAACTGTTGACTTTGCTGTTGTCATTGCGTATTATTTTCTTGTGGCCCCAACAATTGAGGAAAAAACATGATTATTGAACCATTAGCCCCAGGTAACATTTTTCTAGTTCGTGACGAGTTAACCGAAGACTGGACTACGTTGAGTAAGGTTGAACTGCGTGATTGGCTAGTTAGGATTCTCACTGAAAGATCGGTTACGCTAAAGTTTGAAAAGAAAGATGGATCTATTAGAGAAATGGCTGCTACACTTAAAAGTGATGTAGTTGTTCCTTATGAGAAAAAAACAGATAGGGAAAAGTCTGTTAACGAGGATGTACTGCCAGTTTTTGATTTAGACAAAAAAGAGTGGCGTAGTTTTAGGGTAGGATGTTTAAGTGAGGTTAATTTTACACTATAGGAAAGTTATGTATAAGGTAATTTTTAAAATTGAAGAATTCTGGGCAGTTAATTTTTTTAAAATTTTTAAGACAAAAGAGGATGCTGATGCCTTTATCAAAGAGCTTGGCGATAGGTTTATGTCTGTTAAGTTGATTTAAATATAAATATAATTACGATCGTATGAAGTTGATCGAAAGGTGTTCTGGACTCGGCTATCGTATGCCGACATCTCCACCATAAGCGCATTGTCAGCTCAGTGGGCTTTTGATGGGGATGAGAGGATTCGACAGAGCAAGTAGTAGA